ATTTAATCCTTCCTTTACTATCGACAGCGAGAAAGCACCTAAATCCTAGGTGCTTTTTTATTTTATGTATCTTTGTAAAAAGATTTTCAAATGATAAATTCAGTTAGAAATACTGTGCTTGCAATAATAAATAAGAATAACTATGGATATATATCTCCTAGTGATTTTAACTTATTTGCTAAACAAGCTCAATTGGATATTTTTGATGAATATTTTATACAATATAATCAACAAATAAATGAAGAAAATGCTAGAGTGTCAGGTACAGGATATGCGGATATTAAATTAGGGTATGAAGAGGTAATAGATACATTTGCAGAAACTAAAACATTAACACAAAATGCTGGTAATATTTATTATTTACCTTCTCAATCAACAACTGGTGATGATTACTATTTAATAAATAAAATTTTATGTTATCAAGGAGGTGTATTACAAGGTGAAGCTGAAAAAGTAAGTTTGAGTAAAATTGATTTACTAAACAAATCTCTTTTAACTTCTCCATCTTTACAATATCCAGCTTACACACAAAAATCAGATTCAGTTACAGTATACCCATCTAGTATAAATGGAGCATTAGACGTTCAGGCCACCTATATAAGGTATCCTTTAGACCCTAAGTGGACATACGTTACTCTTTATAATGGTGAACCTTTATTTGATCAAACGCAAAGTGATTACCAAGATTTTGAATTACCAGTTGATGACACTAATAATTTAGTGGTAAGAATATTACAATATGCGGGTATATCTATACGAGAAGCTGATGTATATCAGTTTGGTTCAATTGAAGAGCAAAAAGAAAATTAATTATAATTATGACTTATATAAATCAAAGGCAATATTACACAAATAACGGAGTTAATCCTACGGATACTAACTGGGGTTCTTATCAATACATAAGCTTAGATGATTTAATGACAAATTTTGAATTGATGTATGAAGGAAACCACTCATTAGTAAACAATGAGAACAGATATAAAATTTTATTTCATACAAAAAGAGCAATACAAGAATTAAACTATGATGCTTTTAAAGAAATCAAAGCTTTAGAGTTAACTGTTTATGATGATTTAAGATATGTTTTACCTTCAGATTATGTAAATTGGGTAAAGCTTTATCTATTCAAAGATAATGTTTTAAGAGAGCTAACAGAAAATATACAAGTGCAATCATCTCTTCAATATCTTCAAAATTCTACTGATGTATTTGGATATGATGGAGATGATAACGTCTCTACAATAGAGTCTAACTTGGACACTGCAAGAAAAGACGGAGCATTAAAAAGCATATATTTAAATGATGTTAGAGAGGAGGCTGTTAATCCTGGCTGTGTTAATTGTGAAGACGATATATATAACACAAGAATTGGAGCTAGATATGGTTTAAATACAGAAACAGCTAATTTTAATCCTACTTTTACAATAGACAAAAAAGCTGGTGTTATAAACTTTGATTCCACTATGGCAAATCAACAATGTGTTTTACAATATATATCTGATGGTATGGAAGGTGGTGATAATACTGAGATACAGGTTAATAAATTATTTGAAGAATATATATATGCTTATGTTAAATATGCAATATTAAATAGTAAATTTGGTGTACAAGAATACATTGTAAATAGAGCTAAAAGAGACAAACAAGCTTTATTGAGAAATGCTAAAATAAGATTAAGTAATATTCACCCTAGCAGATTGCTTATGAATATGAGGGGTGAAAATAAGTGGATAAAATAAAATGGCAAACATTCAAAGAAATTTTGTAGCAGGCCGTATGAACAAAAGCCTTGATGAAAGGCTTGTTCCTAACGGAGAGTATATAGATGCTTTGAATGTAAGACTTGGTTCTACTGAAGAATCAGAGATAGGTGCAGTTGAAAATGCTAAAGGAAATGTTCAAGTAACCTCTCTTCAATATACCGATGGAACAAAACTTAGTTCTCAAGCAAGATGTATAGGGGCATTTGAAGATGGCGCAAACGAAACTATATATTGGTTTGTTCACGACCCTGCTTTTACTGTAGGAGCAACAGGTAAATTAGATTTGATTGTTTCTTATAATGTAATAACTGGGGCAATATTATACCATGTTATAAGTATAAACTCAGGAAATAATACTAATACTACTTTAAATTTTGATCCTAATTTTTTAATAACAGGAGTAAACAAAATAGACAACCTACTTTTATTTACTGATAACTTAAATCCTCCAAGAGTTGTTAATATAGATTTTAATTATTCAGTTCCATTTAATAATATAGATCAGTTTAATAACGAAGAATTATTAGTAATTAAAAAACCTCCTCTAGCTGCACCAACATTAAATTTATTAAGCACAACTTTACAGGATTCTTTTTTAGAAGATAATTTTATCTGTTTTGCATACAGATATAAATATTCAAATGGAGAATACTCAGCTGTTTCTCAATTTAGTGAACCAGCTTTTCAACCAAGTATTTTTGAATTTTCTCCAAATAGTTTTTTAAACGAGGGGATGGTTAATTCCAAAAATGCAGTACAAATTACATATAACACAGGAAGCTCGTTAGTAGTTGGTATAGATTTATTGTTTAAAGAAGCTAACGATCCAACAATAAAAATTATTGAAAGAATTGAAAAATCACCATTAGGGCCACATAACTCTGATGCAACTTATGTTTTCACCAATAGTAAAATTTTTACTGTATTACCAGAGTCAGAAATATTAAGATTATATGATAATGTTCCAAGATCAGCGAAAGCTCAAACTCTTATGGGGAATAGATTAATTTATGGTAATTATACAGAGGGATATAATTTAATTGATAAAAATAATCAACCGCTAAATTTACAATACACAGTTGCTTTAGACACTGAATCTGCTACTGGAGTTGATTTGAATTCTTCTAATACATTAGCATATAATTATACAGCTTTTAGCTATACACAAAATATTAGTACCTCTGGTTTTACTTTTAATTTAGGTGGGTATGAAAGCAGGTTAACTAAAGGTGCAAGTTTAAATCTTTCTTTTACCTATCAACATTTATCTTACAGTGGAGCAGATACTCCAACACAACTTCAAGGGGAAACCTTAATCAATTTTCAGTATGTTTTAGTTGATAATTACGCTACAGTATCAGATTTATATAATAGCTCAGATTTTCAATCTAAAATGGGATTAATAAGTTCTGATATTCAGACTGTAGCAGATGCTCAAAATGGTTTAGGTACAACTTTAACAGATGCGTTTAATTTTTCTTTATCACCAACTTTATCAGGCGGAGGATTTAGTTATACTTTAAATCAAACAGGATTAACATCAAGCACAAACGTAGTTCCTCCATCTACTAATAAAGGTGAACCAATCAGTTCAATATTAAACGGAACTGAAATACAACTTATATTTCCTGTAGCTCAATATATTCAAACATCACCAGGAACAAGTAATTTAATTGTATCCTATAATACATTTACATCTATTACAGCTACATTGCAAGAAAGTGCAGATTCACAAAGTTTGCATAGTAATAGAGGTTATGAATTAGGTATAGTATACATGGATGAATATAACAGGGCTTCAACAGCTTTAGTTAGTAATAATAATACTGTAAATATACCATGTAGAAACTCCAGCACTTTAAATAAAATTATTGCAACAATCCCAACAAGTCAAATAGCTCCTGTGTGGGCAACAAGATATAAGTTTGTATTGAAGCCTGATAGAACAACTTATGAAACTATATATTCAAGCATATTTATTAATGACCCAAATTCTAATAATACATTTTTACTATTAGAAGGAGATAATATTGCTAAAGTTGAAGAAGGAGATAGATTAATTGTAAAAAGAGATGCAAACGGGCCGGTTGAATCTTGTGTATTCGCAACTGTTTTAGAAAAACAAACGCAAGCTGCAGACTTTATTACCCCTGCTAGCGGTAATCCTGTTCCAGGAGGTACATACATGAAAATGAATTCTCAAGATTTTTCAACTGAAGAAAGCGCTGATGATATAATTTCTTTAGGAACTTTTCAGCAAACTG